GTAGCGGACAATCGAGCGGACAGCGTAACCGCTTGATTTATATGGCTTTTTTCTGTCCGTCCGTAGCTGTCCGGCTGTCCGCTGTCCAGATGAAATAATTTATATTTTAGCGACCATTCGTCCGCGTACCGTGTCGGCTGCTATTGTCTGCTATTCCTATATTCTATATTCTTCTTCTATACTTTTAGAGTATAAGAGTATAGGACAGTGGGACCGCCTTACAGAATCGCGGGTTGTAGCTGTCCACCCACTACGGACACCCCCCCGGACAAGGACAGGACAACGCCAGGACACACGCGCACGCTGAAGGATTCCGCGCACTTTTGCGGGATTCCGCGCGGGTTTTTAATAGTGGCAGATGATACGCAAATCTCGAGCCGCGCGAATCTATCCGGCAAGCTTTGCTAGGGGTTATTTTTATCTATTCGGCTTTCGTGGCTTTCTGGTTTATAGTTTGGCGGACTTGCAACTATCGAGCCGCGACTATGCGCATTATCCACACTGAAAACAAAGCCCAAGTAGCCATCATTGCAGCCACGAAAGCCGAACTAGCAAAGCTTAAACGCTTGAAGAACACTGCACCTTTTAACCCGTACATAACGACAGAGCCATATAAATCAGAGGCTTACAATTGTTTTGTGATGGTGTACACGTTCGCAGACAGCCAACACGCGCGCCTGTATCGGTTAGCGTATGCGGTAGCCAATAAACGCGGCGCTATAACCAGCATCCGCAGGGCATACGGGCATAAACTCAAGCGCCCGCCCAGCTATTACGCAAAGCGAAAAGCAGCAACGAACCGGCGAAGGTTACGCAGACAGCGAAAACGGACAAAAACACGATACTTAAAACTAATCCCGCTATTAAAGGCTGGGAATATCGAAACGATAGAAGCCAAAGCGCGGGAGATAGCCCGAATTAACGTCATTGCCGACCTGCTATAAATGACTAGGAAATACTTTCCCAAATAGCAAGGACAGAGGCGGACAGGCAAAAATTAACGTTTAAAAATCAACGCTTTACGCTGTCCCATAGCCGAAAATGGCCTAAAAATATGCTGTTTTTAGGGTGAAAACGGGCGAAGCTGGGACAACCCGCGCCGCGCATGGCTTCCAGGCGGCAATCAAGCCGAAAATCGGGCGAAGCTGGCAGCAAATCGGGGACCGATAGCCGGCTAATTGATAGCCGCCGCCAGGAAATCAGGCTGCAGCTAGCCATTTTTCGGCTTGCTTTACGCGTTAATCCGGCCCCTGATAGCTGGACGCGCGTCATCGTTCGCCTTCCGGCTCGCTCATTTAAGGAAAAGGCCGTTTAAATTGATTCGCTGGCGCTCATCAGGTTGAAAATGAGTGACCGCTACACGCGGCCACGGTTTTAGAGTGATGAACTAGCGTTCATCGGTTGATAATGTGCCGCTTGCGTTCCGCTTCACGGCCCTAATGATGACGGGGTGGGGTTCCCTACCTACGGGGGAGAATGAGCCGGTGTCGAGCAGCTTCATACCCCACGCTTTCTGCACAAATATTTTAGAAAATTTTTTATAGAAAGTAGCAATTGACACAAATATTTTAGAAAATTTTTTATAGAATGTAGCAATTGACACAAATATTTTAGAAAATTTTTATAGAAAGTAGCAGTTGACTCGTCCTCGCCACAGAAAACCGCAAAAATTTTTTATAAAATCCTCCGCAAACGAGTGTGTCAAGTGGTATATAAGGTTAAGCTAATGGAAAATCGCAAGTTGCAATCAGATGCTCCGGCGAGTACAATACGAAGTATGGAGACTGCAATCTCCCGAAACAAATACGAATCAGAATTTTTAACATAGAGCCAAACTCGCGAACGGGGTTTACCGTTTTGTACCCATTGCAGCGTAAGTGAGCGCGGCTCTATCTTAAATATCAGGACCAATCAAATGGCTAGAAAGCACCCAAAAACAGACAAAGAAATATTCTATACCTCCAAACTTGGCGTAGTGTATGCGTTTAAGATGGCTTCAGGAAAAGTAAAGGTCGGAAGAACCAAAGACTACGAAAAACGAAGACGAACTCACCAAATCACCATAGGCACCGCCTCAGAATTTGTAGACGAATATGTGTCGGAGCCACACCTAAACTACAAAGAAAACGAAACACTAACCCTTCAAAAATTTAGTAAGCCCGGCAGAGAGATTTTTGAAGGAGACTTCGACACTGTTGTTGAATTCATAAAATCTCTAAAATTTGACACAAGAGAAGTAGATGAGATACACGCCTATATAAAGGAAGAAAAACAAAAAGCAATGGACAGAGAGGATTCTATCAATGAATTCTACGACAGCTTTTTAGGATGGCCGTTTACCCCGAGAACAAGGACGATATTCGAGGAAGGCGGAAAGCACCAAAAGGAGATAGATGAGCTATACCAGGAGGATATAGACCAGTCAAACTACGGCTTAGGATTCATTGATGGACTAGGAGAAGTATTATGCCTGTTGGAGCACGTAACCGAAATAGAAGGTATTATAAAAATACTACAAAATACTAGAAAAGGAATAGCCCGTAAGATGAATGAACAAAGGGAATACAGGCTAGAAGCCATACGCAACCTTGAAGAAATACAAAACTTATCTGCCGAACGTGCTGATCTACTATTCTCCTTGAAAAAGGTGAGAACTGAGGAAGAGTTTGCCATATACGACCTTATGGAATGATAGTACACCGTAGGAACCGTAAATAGCACTTGACACAACCCTCCAAAACGCACTACACTAGGCGCTCATAAAACTGGAGAAACCTTATGACGCACTATATTGTGGGACTGCACCACCCTCACATTGACGACAACGTAATCGTGGAACTGTACGCGGATAAGACCGACCCTCCGTCGTCTATTGTGGCGCGAGTAGGGGAGCTAAAACGTTTAGCGTATTGGAATTATGGCGAACGGTGGAACTTTGCCACGGGAACTCGAAAACAGGCGATTGAAAGAGGAGGAGTCCCGCAGTGGAAACCTATAGTTGCAGAAGGGCAAACCGAAAGCCAAGAGCAAAGCCCACCCGTCAAAAGACCCTTCATCAACGACAGCGATCCAAATAACCCAGTGTTCAGGTACACCACCGGTCAACACCAAACGTCATTCTCGATTCAGTACGTACCCAAAGAGCACCAGCAAAAACTTGCAGACCGGGTAGCCGCAGCCATAGAGGGAGCCTACATCACCGGTAAGAAAGAAGCACGGGCCGAGATACAAGCAGCAATCCGAAACGCGCTAATGCTTTGAGGGTAGCTATGCGGCTAAAACAAGATCAATACGATGGGATAGGAGGCAGTAGTAACGCGCCCGATACTTGTCCGGACTGCAATAGTTGGTGGTCCTCTTCTGAGAGAATAGAAACGGGAGACGAAGCCGGAATAGGCGGGTACGAAGATTGGTGCTATTGCGAAAGGTGCGAAACTGAACTGTTTTATCCGGTAGTACACCGTCCCGAAATATCGATGCTAGAACTACTAAACCGTCAAAAACTGGAGAACCCACATGGCTAAATGCGATTTGTGTGACCGGTCTTGCCCGAGCTACGATCTTGTACAGCTAAGAGATCAGTATCAGATAAACGAAGTGGTGGATATTTGCCCGGACTGCGCTAGGTGGGCTGATAAATTGAAATCCGATTTGCTGAGCGAAATAGCGCCTAAGATGCGCGAGGCGATTGCGGAGAAGAAAGGCGTAAGCCTGATAAAAAGACCGACGTTCTTATGGAGGTTTATAAAGTGATTACTTTTTCAATAGAAACGCTGTACCACTTCCGCTGCGACAACTGCGAATTGTGGTGGTCAATTGGCGATTGGTCGCCCGTACAAACGATGGTCTGCCCACATTGCGGCCATTTTCACAACGAAATACTGGAGAACGAAGAATGAGCAGAGAGTTACTGAAGCGAATCTCAGAGTTCGCGCAAAAATATTACCCGATACAAATGAACGGACTGATTGCTGAAATAGAGGCCGAACTAAAGAAACCTGATCCGGAACCGGATGCGCTAAGGTACGCCAAGTTGCGTAGCTGGATGTCAAGTAACGTGAAAGAAGGCTGGCAAGAAGTAGAGCGGCTAGGCGCAATTGCGGCGTGTGTGAACTGGGACGAGTTTGATAAATATCTTGATGAACTACCGGAATGTAACGTCGGGTTGTGTGAAAGGAGGGCTACCCTATGAGCAGAGAATTACTGGAGAAAGCCTGCGAATTTCTAGGCAACCCAACCCTTTGCGGAGAAGACGGGGCTGACCTGTACGAAAAGATACAAGCTGAACTAAAGAAGCCCGATCCGGAACCGGATTACTGGCATGTCGTGGACGAGGACGGCAATAGCATTTACTCGGCGTCTTTTAAAGAAGCTTGCCACGACCATATTAAAGAGGCGCAACTATCGGACGACATTTACTTCGCGGTAGATGTAGCGTCGAAATGGGTAGTCAAACCGCTTTGGAGCAATCCGCCGGTACAGCCTGAACCACTGAGCGAGGATGAGATAATTAAGTTGTGGGTTGGAAGTGATACGGTGCGCCCGGTACTCGGTAAGAACAAGATACTGCGATTCGCCAGAACCATCGAGCAAAAAGTACGAGGTGAAAAATGACAGACCAAATTAAAGGGTTCAAAAACCATAAAGAAATGTGGGAACACTTATTGAACGGCGGCAAGATATGCTTAGTTTCAAATCCGAGTGTTCGCGCCAAGATGGAAAACGGCAGTGTAAATACGCCTTACAATATCGGCGCTCCCGCTTTCTGGATGCCTTGCGAAGAGCCGAAGTGGTACGAGAATATACCCGAGCAAGGCATTCTTTGTAGAGTGGCTGACAGACCGGAGGACAAAGGAAAAGTTAAAAGGGTGGTAAGGTACGCGACCAATAATAAGTTTAAGTACCAAGATGATTACCTGACGTACTGGAAGTTAGCGGAACCCTTAACCTATCAAGAGGCGATAGACTTAATCTACAAACCGCTTGACACCTAACCAGCCGCCAAACTACACTACCAATACCCGCAGACCTCGCCTCGTAATCTGCGGATAGCTCCGGCGCAGTTTCCTCCAGTTGCTTGCGCCGTGAGCGACCTTAATCCTACCAAACCCACCCTACTAATGCACGATACGGACGTTGATGACTGAAGTAGAAAAGCTGCAAAAGATAAATCACGACTACCTCTGCATGATAAACGTTCTAAAACTAGAGCGGAAAACGCTTCTGGACGATATAAAAGACATATCAAGTATGTTAGAGCAAGCGGAATATTCCAGCGCCGAAAGAGCAATACTGCTAAAGGCTATTACGGATTTAGCTACCCTGCTCCAAGACCAGCAAACCTAATATCTACGCCAAACGTCGCATTGCCCCTTCACCAAGAGCAAGCCGCAGCCGTAGTTGCCACCAAAGAAGCGTTTACGGCAAGTCTTAATGAGTACCTGCGAGCGGCTTTTAAAAAGGGCAAAAAGTTTGGCAAGAAAAAATCGGAAGCTACTGAACTCTGAGTAGCAAACCGGAGCCAAGGACGGCTTCCCAAAATACGCCAATTGTGTTATACACAGCCTCATTTTTTATACTGATTTTTGGCGGAGCAGATCATGGCGGACAACATTAGATACGGTACTACGCCGGACGTAGAGGGGAAAGACCGATATTTTAGCAGTGTAGACCACCTGCCGTCTGCCGGAGAGTTTGGACCGGGACTCGCTCAGGTAGGGCCTGATTTATATTTATCCGACGGGGTAAAGTGGCTAGCAGCTAACGGATTTACCCCGTCTATCTATTCCGGAAGTAAATCGGCTACAACGACCGTTACCGGACAATCAGAAGCTATAGCAACAGGCGCTACGAAGATAGAAGTAGTAAATGAGGACGCCACCAACAGTATATACATAGGATTCGGCGCTACCGCCTCAGCAGCCGAGTCGGCCTGCTCAACAGGCACAGCGGGCGTTAATAGATTTCTCATACTGGCAAAAGGCAGAATGCTCCAACCGGTAGCAAGCTATACGCATTATGCTTGGCTTGGTGTTGGCGGAACTGTTTCAGTTCGTGTAACGCAAGGTGTTTGATATGCCATCTGTTTATTATGTTGATGCAAAAACAACGGCAGGCGGATTGGGCAACACAACCAATAGCGGTCTTTCGGAAAAGACGCCGTGGAGTTATGACAAGCTTAGAACTTCAATCGCCTCAATTGTTGCCGGAGACATTATTAAATTCAAATGTGGTGTTCGCCATACTTATCCAGGAGCAACATTTGCAATTACACAATCTGGCACTACATCAGACCCTATCATATTTACCTATTACGGAAACGAGGCATTAGGTAAACCAATTATAGACACTTCTGGCCCTAGCCACACTGAAGCAGGTAATACTTTAACAGAGCAAACTGCAAATGGTTTACCTGGGGTTTATCTTATAAACTATTCAGGCACAACTATAGGTATTATGTCAGAAGATGGTATAGCAATGCGACATGCGTCGGCAATTGACAATATCCAAGCTGGTGAATGGTATTGGAACAATGCCGGTAACACGACTACACCAAATAAAACTTACCCATTAGACGCAGGTAGGCCGATAGGTATTTATTGGCGGCCTTCATCTGGAAACCCAAGTAATCATAGAATTACTAGAGCTTCTAACGGGAATATACAAATATCCAGTACATCCAATCTTATTTTTAGGGATTTAATAATATCCGGTGGTGTTACTGGTATATATGGTTCGTCTTCAACAGCAGCCGTATCAAATATTTTACTAAACTCTGTGGATTTTATTGGTGTTAGAGGTGCACTTGAACTGCTTAGTGCGCCTACTAGATTGATGTCTAATATTACAATTGAATCCTGCACAGCAACAGATATTTGTAGAGGGTTTTATGCAGGTACATCTACTGGAACGGGTGCTGGGGTATTAACGGGGTACACGGTAAGAAATTGTGATATTACCAATTTAGCCGCAAACGATAAATATGAGTCATTTGGAGCGCTATTAGACCACGAGTGTATCTCCGCACAGAACCTAAATGGGGCACTAATCGAGAGAAACAGCATTAGAAATGCTGGGTTTGTTGGTAGTCCTTATGCTGCTAACGGATTTACAAACTGGCGACATAGTACAACGGGCGATAATTCCGGCATGATTGTGCGTTTTAATGATTTTGACAATATAAAAGGCTCTGGCTTGATACTTGGCTCAGCCGTTGCATCTGTTGGTAACGGCGGCAATAAAGCGTATGCAAACATTATAAAAAACTGCTCATCGTTTGGTGTAAAAATGAATACTTCATCAGACGCCAATCAATCTGTTGTAGCTAATAATGTCATTGACGGGTGCGGCATAAGCCTGTACACGCAAACGTCCTGCTCTGGCTGGGCGTCAAAAAACAATATCTCCATAAACCCCACAATAGCCCATACCAATTGGGGCGCAACGTCTACGGTTGGCGCGGATAATAACTGCTACTATCCGGCAGTCGGTAAGGTATTCCAAGAGAATAACGAGCCTACTGATTTTACTGGATTCAAAGCTGCTTTAGTTGCCAATGGTGTTGTTAATCCAGAATTAAACAGTGTAACTACTGATCCTCTACTAGACGCCAACTGTATACCACAAATAAATAGTCCCGCACTTGGTAATGGCTCAAAGTGGTGGAGTGGAGCAAGACCCGATGGAGTAAACGGAGAGCCGCTACCTGACGTATACGCAGACGTTGGAGTATGGCAATCTTTAACCGCTAAATTTCACCCGGCTAATCTGAAAAACGTCTAACCTTTCATAAAATCGCTAATTGTGCTATACAGGTCGCATACTTCTAGTCGGGAGACTTACAGTGACCTTTTTATCCCTAATAGCCCTATCTTTGCTCGGATTAGCCTCGCACTGGCTTAAAAAATACTGCCGTGGGCAGTCTAAAGCCTCGTTCAAAGACTACATGCTGCACTACAAAAAACGGACAATAGCGTCTGTTTTTACTGTAATTTCGGCAGTTGTTACCTTGTATTCGACCTTAGATGCCGTGGAACTAACAGGGCAGCTAGCGAGTCTAGCTTTCCTAGCTGGATACGCGGGGGATTCAGCCGTCAATAAGGGTCCAGGAGAGTAACGTGTTGTACACATTCGCCGCTGCTTTCATATTAGGTATCGCCGCTGGCGCTGCGGGAATGCGTCAGTGGGATTCCGCCGAAATACTTTCTCTTGAATCCGCGATTCAAGAAGCCAATACCCAATCCGAAGTTACGCTTAAATTAGCGCAAGTCAAAGTCGAAGCGGCTACTAAAGAAGCCGAAAATCTCAATACCGAACTGGAGAAGAGCTATGAACAGAGCATTGCTACTGTTAATTCCTATTTTGACAGGGTGCGCAACAACCGTGCGGCCAGTCGTCCAAACCCCGTGCCAAGTTGTGAAAGTGCCGGAACACCTGAAACAACCGCCGCCGAGTTTGCCGAAACTGCCTACCGAATAGAAGCGTATGCCCAAAACTGTTGGAGGTTCGTTGAAAATGAATGCGGTCTTAGAACAAAGGAGTAAACTGGTTATGCAGGAACACGCATCGTCCGTAGCGTCTATTGCATCCTATGCCACCAGCTTAGGGTTGGTGCTAGGAAAAGCACTTGATTTCTTAAACACTAATGCAGCCGCTTGCGGCGTGATATTGGGTTTTCTGACGTTTCTGGTGAACTGGTACTATAAACGCGCAGCCGTAAAAAGTATAAAAGATAACGGTATGCGTAGACGAAAAACTGATTTTGAGACGTTGGATTAACTATGCCTTTACGCTATAAAGATCGCGTTAAAGAGGTCGCAAGTAACAAACCAAACGCAAGTACCGCGTTCAACTTACCCGATTCAGCGCCCGCTGGGTTTCAGTCGTTTGATGCCGCATACGCGACTGGCGAAACGATGGAGTGCATGGCAACTAACGGTACTGATTGGGAGAGTTTTATTGGAACATTTACTGCTGGAACACCAGATACTCTTGCTAGAACTACTTTTTTAGCGAGTTCTACTGGTTCGGCAATTGATTGGAGTTCTGGCGGTGATGTAACTATTTTTGTTACCGCGTCGTCAAAATCATTGAACCAGTTTAGTAACCTGTTAGAAGGTATTACACCTGGAGGGCGACTAACTTTGGAATCGGGAGTTCCGATATCAACTGCTGACCAAACTTCAAAAAGCACGTTGTATTACACACCGTATGTAAGCAACATTATCAGCTTGTGGGACGGTTCGACATGGTATCCCGTTGAGTTTGCAGAAGTATCCTTGGCTTTGTCTGGGCTAACATCATCACGGCCTTACGATGTGTACGCTTATCTAAATGCTGGCGTATTAGCGTTAGAGCTATTGGCATGGACAAGTGCAACAGCAAGAGCGACAGCTATCACGCTGCAAGATGGGCGTTACTGTAAGTCGGGCAATAAAACCCGGCTGTACATTGGCTCTTTTTACGCGCTCACAGCAACAACAACCGAGGACTCTCAGCAAAATCGGCTTGTTTTTAATGCTTACAATCAAGTGGGTAAAAAACTGGGGTTAGTAACGGCTGACGCAGGACATACATGGACAGGCACAACAGGCACAAGGCAGTACGCTAACAACACGGCTTTTTTTGCGTCGATGATGGTAGGCATTGCATCAAATATTACTGTGTTTTGCGGGGCATATTTAAGAGGGAGCGCAACAACAAACATGATGATGATTGGCTGGAATTATGACGTAACTAATGCAATCTCCGGCGACTGTCAGCCGTTAGGCACAACGACAACAACGGATATACGCGGACTTGCTGGCGGTTATTCACTAAGGCCAGCAGGGTACACAAAATGCAATCTGTTAGAGCGCAGCAACGATGAAACGCTAACGTTAACCGCTTCATACGGCATCATTACAGGGGAGTTCAAATGCTAAGTCATTTCAAAATCGCCGGGCTTATTGGGGTTGCCGACTTGGGCGATGGGAGATATCAGCTAGATTTTGCAGACAGCTCACGATTAGCGACAGCCGAAGAAATTGCAGCCGCGCAAGCCGAAGTCGTTATTGAACAAATCAACGCCAAGCGGGCTGAAAAAGAGTTTTTGCCAATCAGCTACGACGGAAAGTTACTAGACGCGGATGCTGATGCAATCAAGAACATCAACGGGCAGATACTACGACTGGAAAGCAAGATGGCGCTCGTCCAGACAATCGACACGAATACACTGTTTTGGCGTGACGCTGAGAACTCTACGCATGTTTGGACGGATGTTACCGAGTATCTGAATTGGTTGCGTGGATTGGCGATTGCGATAGCTGAGAGAACATCCTATCTGTACTACATAGCATGGCAGAAAAAACTTGACCCGTTGAGCGCTGATTTAGAGGCAGGCTGGTAATGGTCGGTTTCGGCGCTATCGGTGAGTTAGCCGTAGGTGAAATCCCTGCGGATTTACCGTCAGGCGTCTCCGGAACCCTAGCCGCGACTGAAACCGGAGCGGATACATTCGCTGCGACTGGCGACGTAATCGTATCCGGAACCCTAGCTGCGACCGAAACCGGCGACGATAGCTTCTCAGCAACGGGCAGTGTAGTCGTATCGGGCGCGCTGTCAGCGACCGAAACGGGCGACGACACGTTCCAAGGTTCGGGCGCGGCCATTTCATCCGGAACGCTGGCAGCAACGGAAACTGGAAACGACACGTTCTCCGCCACGGGTACACAGATATCAACCGGCGGTTTAGCGGTAACAGAAACCGGGCAGGATACGTGCTCCGCAACTGGTAATGTGATCGTATCCGGAACGCTAGCGGCAACCGAGACTGGTAGTGATACTTTTACCGGAGTAGGCGGGAACGTTTCTACCGGAACCTTAGCCACCACAGAATCCGGATCGGACACGTTCTCCGCAACAGGCAGCGTACTCGTTGAAGGCACTCTGTCGGCCACGGAGCAAAACGACACATTTTCCGCGACTGGTAACGTCATCGTATCCGGAACACTAGCCGTAACTGAGACAGGACAAGATACATTCTCTTCGGCGGGCGGGGCGGTCGTAGCGGGAACACTCGCAGCCACCGAATCCGGAGCAGATACCTTCTCGGCTTCAGGTACTTTTGTATCTACCGGCGCGGTAAGTGCTACCGAACAAAGCGATACGTTCTCAGCATCCGGAAACGTTATTGTAGACGGCACACTGCTAGTAACAGAGCAACCGGATACATTTACCGCTATCGGCGGCGTAGTTATTACCGGCGCATTAGAAGCGACAGAATCCGGGAACGATGTATTCGCGGCATACGACCCAGGAACGGCACCAACATCGGCGGACGCCGAACTAAAATGGAGCGTTACTATTAAAGGGTATCGACACCATTGCGCCATAAAAGAAACCCCTTATACAATACAGGTAAAAAGCGCCGGAAACACCGCGATTGTAAAATAGCGCCGCAGTAGTACAATAATCAAAAATTTACCGTCGCGACGACGGACTGATCCTTTTAACGGAGATACAAAAATGGCTGTTACATACACCCCCACAGTAAAAAATGCCCGATTAGACGCCGTAGTAACAGCTATCGGGTCCACCGGCGTACTGGAAATCGGCACAACCGGTATGGCTTCTATTTTGGCGACTATTTCGTTAAACTCTACTGCGGGTACAACCTCGGGTGGGGTCTTGACGTTCTCTGGCTTTCCAAAATCAGATACCAGTGCGGATGCTACCGGTACGGCAGCGGCGGCTCGCATTCGTACAGCATCGGGCGGCACCGATATTGTTACCGGTCTGACCGTCGGCACATCAGGCTCAGACATTAACTTGACCAGCACCAGTATCACAGCCGGCCAAACAGTGACTATCAGCTCCGCGACGATTACACACGCCTAATACGATGGAAATCTTCCAAGCTACGCAGAAAGGCCCGCTACTGATTCCGGGGTACATAGACCCGGATGACGTTACGACGGTCAAAGTGTACTGGGGCGCTCCGCTGTTTCAGGCCAATACGGTGTACCGGCAAGGCGAGATTTGTAGACCGACTGTTGATAACGGTTACTATTACGAATGTACGACCAACGGTAAGTCCGCAGCTACCGAGCCTACTACGTGGGGGCAGGTATCTCAAACCAGCGGAACGGTTAAGTTTACCGCCGTGCCGTATGATTTGTTCGTGCTTCCGGATGAGACGGTAACGTCGTCTTCGTGGTCGGCGTCCAATTCGGTAACAATCGCAAGTGCAACTAGCGACACCGTATCTACGACCACCGACATAACGGCAATACCTAGTGGGGTGACGGATTTTATTCTGACTAATCACATCGTAAAGAGCAACGGGGAAGAACGGGATAAGTCGTTCAAGTACAAAGTTCGAGAGCAGTAATCAACGATGCCGGTTTAACCCGGCATTTTTGTACTTGTATCTTCTGACACCCAATAGTACACTCACCACTCGATTTACTGGAGATCATAATGAAAGAAAGCAATAAACAACGCAGCGCGCGACTGGCAACACAGACACTCGAAATTGACGTAAAGGGGCTGTATGGTTCTGAGGCCGAACGCGGCGATTTTAAACGCCGAAAAATGACAGTGTTTACCGGGTACGCGATATTTTTCGTCGTCCTGTTGGTAATTCTGGTATGAATCCGATTTATTTAGTATCCGCAGTCGTCATAGTATTGGTGGTGATCGTCTCGTTACTGGTTCTATTGGTAGCGGATATGCAGCGCCAGCACGGTAAGGATATAGCGAGGCACGACGAAGACCTGAAAGCGTTACGAATGAAGCTGATTCGACACATAAACGCGGAGTCAGATGATGGAAAATAAGGACAAACTGATCTGGTGTATCGGAGCCGCAGTCGTAGTGTCTTATCTTATAGCCGTGGTATGGCTTGGCGAGTACATAACAGAACAAGTAACGATTAGTGTTCCGTATGCAAGATGAAACCCCTGAGTATCTAAGGCAGTACAAAAAGCACCCGCAAGAGATTTTGGGCGAACGGGTGCTCCCACCAACGTATCCGGAAGGGTATAAGTTTAAAAAAATGTCTACTATGCTAAAAGGAAGACCGGCGCAGTACCCCTGCGCGGAAGCAATGCAGTACGCGGTCGATTTGTACTTTGAACAGTTTGACCCGTCTATTGAGCGCGACGCGGAGTGGCATAAAGCGCACCCATCGCAGTACCCGACCGTACCCGGCTTGGTGTACGCGCTAGGCTTTTCACGTAAAGACGAACTCAAGCGCCAAGCTGCTAGAGGCGAAGACTTTGCCTACGTAATAGACCGCGCGCTGACTAACATAGAAACCGTCAAAAACGACCTGTTGCTACGGGGCGGAAATACAACTACTGGCGCGATGCACGATCTTGTTAATCACCACGGGTGGACAACGAAAGTCGAGCAGAACACGACCGTTAGCGCCGGAGGAGAATTAGCCGCGCTTGTTCAGGCGCTACAGGGTAAAGTATTACGACCGGTACTACCTATACGAGACGATGAAGAGATTGAAGAAGCGGACTACGAAACCGAAACCGAAACCTACGCTGAGGAAGTGGATGAAGAAACTACTCAATCTTTTCCGCGCACAGAAGAATATGCCGAAGACGGCGAAATAGAAGACGATATTGAGGATTTGCTATGACGGAAACACTCAAACTGCTAACAGACCTACTCAAGAAATTTGAGGGTTGTAAGCTAAAAGCCTACCCTGATCCTGGTACTGGCGCGGAGCCGTGGACGATTGGTTATGGCTCAACGCGCGGCGTGAAAGAAGGCGACGAAATCACCCAAGCAGAAGCCGACGCATTGCTTTTGCAAGAAGCCCAAGAGTATTTGGACGAAGCCTTACGCCTTTCACCAAGACTACGAAGCGCGACGCCCGGACAGCAAGCCGCGATTGCGAGTTTCGTCTACAATTGCGGAGCCGGTAACTACAAAAAGTCTACTTTGAAGCGCAATGTTGACGCAGGCGATTTCAACGAGGCGAAGCACAGCATCAAGATGTGGAACAAAGCGAACGGGAAAGTATTAAAAGGGCTAGTCACGAGGCGACAGGCCGAAGCGGATTTACTGTAAAACGCAACAAACTAAACTGGAGAACAAAATGACTGAACTAAACTATAGTACCCCTGTGCTCGTGACGACGCTACGCGCGTATAACGAAGCGTACCGGGCCGGAACCCCGTTGGTATCGGATGAATATTACGACTTGCTCGTAGAAGAACTCCGCCAGCGGGAGCCAAACCACGAATTCCTACAAACGGTAGAACCAGAACCCGAAAATACCTTCGGTAAAACAGTTCAACTACCCATACGGATGCTCTCTACTCAAAAAGCCTACACCAACGAGCAGCTACAACGCTGGTGCGACGAGGTAACTCGGGTAGCAGCAATGCTAGGGGTAGAACCTACCCTGCGCGTTACGCCGAAACTGGACGGCTACGCAGCGTATTACGACGGCGAGCGCCTGTACACGCGCGGCGATGGGTACAAAGGCACTGACATTACGCATTTTGCGGATAGATCGCACTTAACCGTTTGCGGTCAGGGTGAAATAGTCGTTGATAAAGAGTATTTTGCGGACGAATTAGCGGACGAGTTTGAAAACTCCCGCAATGTGATTGCTGCGGCCATAAAAGAAGGCGACCTGAATCCGGCCATTGAACTCGGTATCAACATGGGTTTTATTGAGTTCGTACCTTTCGTACTACTCAACGATTTTAAGATACAACCGCACGAACTAGCTATAAAACTAGATCAATTATGGCGCGTCTTGGTAGAAGGTAGTCATTGTGATACTGACGGCCTTGTTATTGAAGTGGTGGACGAAGCTATCAAAGAAGAAATGGGCGCTACGAATCACCACCATCGCTGGCAGATTGCCTACAAGCGCAATACCGAGTACCACGACATTAAGGTAATAGGATTGACATGGCAGACCGCTAAAACAGGACGGATTACTCCGGTCGTAGAATTGGAACCGACCCGTATTTCAGGTGTAACTGTGAGCCGCGCTACCGGACACCATGCCGGCAACGTTATCAGCCAAAGTATTGACGAAGGCGCTATCGTCCGAGTCTGCCGCAGCGGTCAGGTAATCCCGTACATCTCAGAGGTTATCGAGGAAGCACCGTTTGGTTTGGTCGCTCATCCAGGTGAATGCCCATCCTGCGGCGCTGCGACAGAACTGATTGGGGATAATTTGATCTGCCCTAATACTACGGGTTGTGTAGCACAGAAAGCGGGCATGATTGAGCATTTCTTCAAAACAATCGGCAACTGTGATGGTTTCGGGCCGAAGGTGTGCGAACAACTGGTCGAAAACGGCGTATTGGGCATCTATGACCTATACAAAAGAGCTAGCATCGGTAAGTTTAAAGAGATGGGGTTCGGAGATAAAACGGCTGAAAATCTATGGTCAGAATTGGCAAAAAGTTCTGGGCGGGAATTAGAGGACTGGCGCTTTCTGGCAGCGTTTGGTATTCCAAATTTTGGGCCAGCGAGTTGCGAGAAACTATTGCAAAAGTACCCAATGGGGCATCTGTTTGATCTAACTTCAAAAGCTATGCAGTCGGTAGATGGCATAGGAGAAAAAACTGCGGACGCCGTTACCATCGCCCTATGGAGAATTGAAGAAGAATTTAAGACATTAGCGCCGGAGTTTAACCTAAAAGTCACACCTATTGGTGAAACCGCTACCGGCAAACTGGCCGGGAAAACCGTCTGTTTTACCGGCACAATGCAACGTAACCGTAAAGAAATGGAAGCCGAAGCTAAGAAATTAGGCGCAACCGTAACATCAAGCGTCAGCAAAAAGACCGATTACTTGGTATGCGGCGAAAACGTCGGAGCAGCAAAAACCAGCGCGGCGGAAAAGAACGGGGTTCGCATTTTGAGTGAAGCGGAGTACGTTGAGCTGATCGGAGAATAGTATGCTTTGCCTAACTCAAACAAAAAGAACCGACCCACGGCTGCTAAGCAGAATGGCTACACACTACTCACAACCTAAAGGATTTGTAGGTCGAAATATATGCTATTCGATTGAGTACAACGGCATATATTATGGGCACATCGTATTCGGGAGCAGTACACGTTTCTTGCCAGGACGTAACGATTTTTTAGGAATTGATTTAGGTAGTCTCAACAACGTGGTAAATAATATTTTCTACAACGTATCGAGCGCAGATAAATATCCTAAAAGGAATTTTACGTCGCACGTACTCGTGGAGGCTGAAAAACAGGTGGTAATAGACTGGCTAGATAAATACGGAGACGAGGTGCGCGGGTTTGAGACGTTAGTTGAACTTCCTAGAACGGGGGAACTGTATAAAAGGGCAGGCTATGTTCCGGTAGGTAGAACGACCGGGTACACCTGCAAAAGAGTAGCAGGAAATGGCACGGATTCTTGGTCTGGAAAAAGGGTGTGGAATACTGACCCGGAGCAACTTAGACCTAAGATAGTGCTGTGTAAGCGCCGGGTAGATTGAGCTGGTCGGAGAATAGTGCTATAGTTTGAAAATTGCGATAGGGTAGCTCCCGATAAGCCCCTTCAGTAAGGGTTTCGCAATTTCCTTTCACAACTGACTATGACCAGACTGAGGTTATTGATAGTGTCAAAACGGCTTACCACACAAGAGTTTATCGCAAACGCCAAGCAGATATACGGTGATAGATACAGCTACGACAAAACAGAATACATCTCGGCGCATAAAGCCGTTATCGTAACGTGCCCGATACACGGGGATTTTGAAACTCGCCCTTCAAATTTTACCTCTGGGAGAGGATGTGCTAAATGCGGTCGTGTAGAAACGGCAGCGAAACTTTTAAAAGACAAGGATCATTTTTTAGAAAAGGCTAAGTCGGCGCACGGCGACAGGTACGACTATTCTAAACTGGACTATAAAGGACTACAGCAGAAAGGAACCATAATCTGCCCAGTACACGGCGAGTTTACCCAACTATTAAATAGCCACATCAAAGGTGGCGGATGCAAGGCGTGTGGACTAGAGGATAGGTCGGTAAAAAGGACATTGCCAGAATCAGAAGTAATAAAGAGGTTCGTTCAGGTTCACGGAGACAAATACGGGTATGACAGCGTAATTTACAAAGGGGTGTTTGAGAAGGTAGAAATAGTGTGTCAGGAACACGGGTCGTTTTATCAGACACCAGACAGACACATGGCAGGGTGCGGATGCCAAAAATGTGGTAGTTCAGGCCCGTCCGTACCCGAGCTAGACCTGTTGGATTTTGTACTTACGCTAGACCCGAAGGCAGAAAACTCAAATAGATCGGTGATAGCGCCGTTTGAACTTGATATTGTCTCGCACGATCACAGGATAGCGGTAGAGTTCCACGGCTTGTATTTCCACTCGGACAAGTTTAGGCCGAGCAGATACCACCTTGATAAATTAGAAAGGTGCAACAATGCTGGATATGACCTAATTCAAGTGTTTGAAGATGAGTGGGCCGATCCTGTAAAACGGGACATTGTTAAGTCGATACTATCAACCCGGTTCGGGGTATTTACGCGAAAAGTATTCGCTAGAAATACTACGGCGCAAGACATACCTGCCAAAACAGCACGAGCGTTTTTTAATACCAACCATATACAAGGGTTTACATCAGCCTCCCGGTACGTCGGCCTGTTTGTAGGGCAAGAGTTAATTTCGGCAGCGATAATTAACTCACCTAGAAGTTCAATAACTAAGAGCAAGAATCAATACGACCTTGAACTGGTTAGATTTGTCACAGCAAAAAACACGCAAGTTATAGGTGGATTAACTAAGATATTGGCCCGATTTAAAGACAAAACGATAGTGACGTACTGTGACCGGAGGGTTTTTAACGCCAAGGGATATAGCAGGTGTGGTTTTGAGAAAGTCAGAGAAAACGCGCCGGAGTACCACTATGTTAAAGGGCTTAACAGACATTCTAGGCACGGGTTTCATAAGAAAACTCTCGCCTCAAAATTACCAAAATACGATCCTGACTTAACGGAAAGAGAGAATATGGCGGCTAACGGGTATCACAGGATATACGGTTGCGGTACTATTACATTTATTAGAAAACCGGAGAATCAGACAGGATGACCGAGCAACCAAGAATACACGCCAAGAAGCCTAAACCCGCGTTTACCCCAAAAAGGACAGACCATAGAATTTTTGACTTCACGGAAGCGGAATTAGCGGACAATATTGATAACCCTAGATGGCGGCTTGCTAATCTTTATTCTATTCTCGGCGCTAACAGCCAGATAATACCGTTTGTCCCTAACGGGGCACAAAAATTTTTGCTTGATAACATGGCACATCGGTCGGTCGTGCTCAAGTGTCGTAAGCTGGGATTTTCTACGTGCATCCAGTTGCTAATGCTAGACACTTGCCTGTTCTCCGCTAATGAGCGCGGTAAAGTAATCGCGCAAGATTTAGGGGTGTCGGAAGCAATTTTTAGGGATACGCTAAAGCTAGCGTACAAAAACCTACCTGAACCTTTCAAACAACTACTCCCAGTGGACGGAGAACCGTCAAAAACTAGCATTGCCTTTAAGAACGGGAGTATAGTTGAGGTAAGCACCAACGCTCGCGGAACTAGTCCCAGTTTTTTGCATGTGTCAGAATTGGCGAGGATAGCTAAAGAGAACCCTGGAAAAAGTAGGGAGATCATTACGGGCACTATCACCGCTGTACCTCCTGACGGATTAGTGTTTGTAGAATCGACTGCGGATGGGCAGGAGGGTGATTTTTACGACTTAGTGCAAACCGCAATCAAGTTAAAAGAATCCGGCAAGCCTCTGTGGAAGTACCACTTTAAGTTCTTTTTCTATGGCTGGTACGAGAACCCAATGTACGTGGCTCCTGCAAATTCGGTCGTAATATCAGACCGCGATAAAGCTTATTTTGACAAACTTGAAGTTGAACTCAACCGGGTTATAACACCGGAACAACGCGCGTGGTACGTGTCTTTTAGAGACAATACCTACATGGGAGATGTCGAGAAAATGTGGGCCGAACAACCCAGTTCGCCCCAAGAGGCGTTTAAGCTGTCTACCGAAGGTGCGTATTTCTCGGAGCAGTTCACACGCATCCGAAAAGAAGACCGCATAACGAAAGTGCCTTACGACCCGAGTTACCCAGTCAATCTTTTCTTTGACTTAGGGGCGAACGACGAAACCGCTATTTGGTTCATGCAAGCCAAACGCGGACAAATGGCAGTAATAGACTTCCTAGAAGCAAATGGTGAGCCTCTGTCTTACTTCGTCAATGAGGTTGACAAAAAGAACTACACGTTGGGGTATGTCTACTTGCCGCATGACGCGAACCACCGCAGGCAAGGACAAGACCGAAACCTAACTCCAGAAGAAATGCTACAGGAACTAGCACCGCACTGGCGATTTATGTTGGTCCCGCGAACACCGGACAAGTTAATAGCTATCCAACAAACCAGAAATATGCTCCCTATTTGTGTGTTTGACGAAGAGAAATGTAAGGAAGGTTTGATTCACTTGGAGCTATACCGGAAGACTTGGGATTCAAGAAAAGGCATGTGGCGGTCTACGCCAAACCACGACTCTCACTCAAACGCCGCCGACGCTTTCCTGCAAGCCGCACAAGCAAAAGCTATGAACTTATTCGGCTACGGAAACGCTGGGTATAGCCTCGGCGGAACATTCGGCAACGATTTTGGTGGCGGGTTTACACCAGAACCAAACCTTGACTACTAGCCAAATTACCCTGATTCGTGCTATACAACGCGAACGATAACCCAATTGCGGATTCCTGACATGGCGACAACTCCAGACAACATAGTAACCGGCGTAACCGTGGACTACATGGAGTTGTACCAACGCGCAGGCGGAAACCCCGAAGAACCTTACGTGGTTTATGAATTTGCAAACGGACGAAAACAATTCTGGTCAAACTTTCAGAGCGAAGGTATTTACGACAAGCCCATCGATATTGTTGATGGTGAAATCGTGCATCTGCCCGACCCTGATGTAATGACAAGTACCAACCCATAACTGGAGTGACGAGTGGCAAAAAATAAAATTATAGACCCGGTAAAGGACGATAACTTCCCCGCTGATTGGACAGCGGAGAAACGAATAATCGCCAAAGACGCGATGCAGGTACTTTTACGGCAGTATCCGGGATTTAAGTGGGGTATAGAGTTTGAGGATAACCCACAAACCGGAGGTATCGCAGGACTGATGATTCGTATTTTGGACATTATGACCGAGACAACGTACTTCATTAATGCCAAAGATATTGACCGCGACCGGATGCACTGCGTAATGGTTGCTGGTGGTATGCTGCTGGAGGCCCACGGGCTATCCAGAAGTAAAAACCGGCATGATGAAGTGCGGGGATTGAAAACTACTCCGGCTGGTCTGCTTGTACCTGACCATGCGGCTATGCCAGAAACAAATCCAGGTTATGCTAAAATCAAGCAACAAAATTCAACGTTGAGGTAAAAATGAGCCAAGACCTACATAGTACAGATGTGAAGGATGATGGTAGCCGTATATCAGGATTACTGACTATTGGGCGATCTGCTTTTGAAAACGACCCATATTGGAGAGCAGTATTTACCATAACGGAAGGTAGCGACCTACCCCCAGTAAAATCGTTTAGTGCGACGGGCACCTCTATGGGTGACGCGGTGGTAACTTTAGGGCTTATGATACGTAGAGCTAACCAGCGGCGCTCCGAAGCGCCTTTGAACGAATAAACTCAAAATACCTATTACATCCCATGTTGAGATAACATTATGGCTTTAATCAATCCGATGGACCCGCAGCCAAGTTTGGCCGGCGGGGAATACAAAGTATCTAACGCTACCGCAGCGCCAATCGTCAACGCGGTAGATTCCATCGGAATGAGTTTACCGGCACCAAAATCAGCAATCGGTATCGGCACGGCGCACGTAGACTGGGTTCAGATGGCGCGAAATGCCTTTGAATCCAGCGAATCGTGGTTGCAGATAAATCAACGTGCTATTTGGGCTAGAAACTTCGCTCACTACCGCTCCGAACACGCGCCGGATTCGCCTATCCTGTCCGAAGCCAACAAACATAGACCTCGCCATTTTTGGCCGAAATCCCGCACGTTGGTACGTGATATTCAAGCATCCGCCGCCGCCGCGTACTTCGCCAGTTCCGATATTGTCGCTATTGAAGCACAGGATTCAGACAACAAAGCCCAAGTAGAAGCAGCGTGTCTGATGAAAGGGTTGCTTAACTACCGACTTGACCAAACTATACCGTGGTATCAGTTGGTGCTGGGTGGCATACAAGAAACATCGGTACTTGGTACGGTTATCTCGCATCAATCATGGTGCTATAAAGAAATAGGCGATAAAGTCGTAGATGACAAACCGCAGATTCGTATAGTACCGGCTGAAAACCTACGCATTTCTCCGGCGTCCGACTGGATCGACCCGGCAAACTCATCCCCCTACGTGATTGAACTTATCCCTATGTACTTAGGCGATGTAAAAAGTAAGATTGCGGAAGGTGAGAACTCAAGAACCGGCGAGCCGTCGTGGAATAACGTAGGCGAGGGCCAGCTTATTTCTGCGGGCAACAGGGATAACCTTGACACCACACGCCGCGCGCGTTCCGGCTCCCGCCGGCTAGACCCGAAATCAAACATGATGGAGGCCGAAAACGACTTCCGCATCATCTGGATTCACCGCAATATCATCCGCAAAGATGGCATCGATTGGTTGTACTACACCGCAGGCGCGAACTTACTGTTGTCGGAACCCGTAAAGCTGAGTGACGTTATTCCGTGGGCGGATAACAAACGCGATTACGTTATCGGCAAAATGGAGATTGAAACCGACCGACCATATCCAAGCGGACCGGTAGAATTGGCCTCTGGTACGCAGAAAGCGTATAATGAACTTGTCAATCAGCGGTATGAAAATGTAAGACAAGTTCTAAACCGCAGGTATTTATATCGTGCCGGAAGCCAAGTCGATGTTCGGGCCTTGAGTCGCAATGTTCCGGGCGGATTGATAGGTATCAGTGCACCCGGCCCGTTGAGTAACCACGTTGAGCCGTTAAATACGCCAGACGTAACCTCATCTTCGTACCAAGAAAGCGACAGGATTGCGCTGATGATGGATGATTTAACTGGGTCAACTACAGGCTCTACCGTCAATTCAAACAGACGATTGCAAGAAACCGCCACGGGCATGAATCTCATGGCGGAAGCCGGTAATAAGATTCGTGAGATGGAGCTACGCACCTTCACCGAAACGTGGATAGAGCCTGTTCTCCGACAAATGGTACAGCTTATTGCGGCTTATGAAACCGATGGTACGGCGCTGACCGTCGCGGCTAAAAAAGCCAAACTGCGCAAAGTGCTACCCGAATACTTTAACAACACGTTTTCCGTATCGGTCAACGTGGGCATGGGTTCGGTTAGCCCAACACAACGAATGCAAAAAATCCAAACGGCAGTCGCCACGGTATCACAATTGTTGCCGAGAGCCGCCGCCGCTGTAGAGGAAGAAGAAATCACCAAAGAAATATTCGGCGCTGCCGGGTATGACAACGGCGCGCGGTTCTTCAACTTCGAGAAAGCACGTAAGCTGGAAGAACAGCAAAAACAAGAAGGCGACCCTTCGCAACAAGTCCAAATGCAACAATTGCAGCTCAAAAGCCAAATCGCGCAGCAAGATTTCGAGCTGGCGCAAGCCAAAATGCAATTGGAGAATCAAAAGTTGGCGATGGAATCCGAAAAACTGGCGGTAGCGTTGCAAGAGATGCAGGCGAACGTGGCGTACCTTATCGCGAAAACCGACCACGAAAAGACCAAATTGGCTACGCAGAACGTTACATCGATATTCCAAGCGACCCAAGCTGCAGGTACTATCGCGCAGAATCCTGGTATAGCCGCGCCGACCGACGAGATATTGAAATCAGCCGGTTTTGTGGATTACAACGAAGCCCCTGTGGTTTCCGAAGTAGAAAACCCGCAACCTTTCGTTGAACCTGCTATGCAGAATACCAGCCCCGGACTTCCTCCTGTACCCGCTACCGGTAGAGGCGGTATAATGAAAGGCATTGAAACACCTGAACTGGAGCGTGAGTAATGAAAAAATTTTTGAAATTTGCCTACGAGTTTTTAGTACCCCATTTTCATACGGAGAAAGTGGCTTACGTAGGGCATCCGGATGTCAGTATTGATATTGTTTGTTGTGTAGACGATTTGCAGGAAGACGATTACTACGATGGCCTAGCTACAGCGAGAAGCATTGCATGGCTGTTCTGGGGATTTTGCGCAACTATTTCAGATTTTGAACACGGCGCAGTACATGGATAACGTTGTTAAGTTCCCGGATATGAACGCTGCGGTAGACCCGGACGTGGTACTGGAGGAAGCGAAAGGTGCTTTTGAGTCCGTAGTGCTAGTAGGGTGGGATAAAGAAGGCCGACTAGACGCCAGAGCAACGCTTAATTTATCGTCCGCAGAAATAAACTGGTTGATCTCAGTGTTTCAGCAAAAATTACTACGAGGAGATTATACAGATGACTGATACCGCAGGTATTTACGCGAACGACCCATTGATGCGCACAGTAGCGTTGAGCATCGACGTTGAGCATTTTTTGACGCACGACAAAGTGGGTGCATACCTAATGAACCGCGCATTGGAGAGCCGCGCGGATGCGCTAGAAGAATTGGCTACCGCCGACCCTTCAAACGCCGAAGCTATCAGAGAACTGCAATGGAAAGCGCGAATCCCTGATTTATTCCAAGCGTGGCTGCAAGAAGCAAAAGCCGCAGGACTTAGCGCTGAAGAAGCCATTCAACTGGAAGAGCAGGCTGGGTATGGCAATCTGGTTTAACTACAAAGAACTAGAACCCCATGAACCTAACCCACCAGGGCACTTAAAACCTAAGCCGCCCAAGAGAAAAGGCCGGCCTAGAAACCCCGAACCGCCTCATATCAAGGCGGACAAAGAGAAAAAGCCGTATTTTAACAGGAATGATCTAATAAAAAGGGTCGCACAGATTACCGGGGTACGGATGCCGACATGCCGACTTTTCGTGAACGCAACCCTCGCTGCGATAATGTCGGAGGTCGAATTGGGCCACGATGTTGAGATTCCCGGCATAGGACGCTTCATGTTTGAGGACGTGGAGCCGATTCGGTATAAATACCAAAGCTTGTGGTACATACGACCCTTACACAAGCGGCTGGTATTTTCGGTTTACCCAACGATGGATACAGCGCTTAGACGGAATACTCGGCAAGTAGACTGGACGGATTCATGTGACCCAAGGCTAAGTAGGATATTCACTTACTTTGACGCACAATCGTAGATTTAGTTGACACCGCTGCCTCAATGTTGTATTGAAGCAGTATCTTATCGTCGAGAGACGAAACCCCTCCCTTGAGGACTTATTATGAATGAAGATGAGTTGAAAGAAGGCGAAGGTCAGGCAGAAATGCCGAAGCCTAATTACGACGCCGACCCAAACGTAAAAGCGCGACGCCGAGCAGCTAAACGCAGTGACAACCGGAATAAAGGTAAAGACCTGGACGAAGGTATCGTAGCTGAAGCGAAAACCGAAGAACCTGCTGCCGAAGAAATGCCCGCTTCTCCAGAAGTAGAAGGCGAAGAAGGCGGTATCGTAGCCGAAGCCAAAGAGGAAGAAGCTATGGTTGAAGCTGCTTCAGATGATAAAGCCGAAGGCGAAAGTGAAGCGCCGGCTGAAGTGCCTGCTGCCGAAGAACCTACTGCGGAATCTGAAATGGAACCCCCCGCTGAAGAGAAAGCAGAGAAAGCTGCCGAACCTATGACAGAAGAAGTAGGTGAATATGCGGCCCCCGAAGGTCCCGCGCATGACGAGTTAATCGACCAGTATCACGAAGCCCTGGCTTTTGGTGATTTGGAAACCGCAAAAGCATTGTATAAGCAGCTTCAGGACCATCGGTTCCGTGAGAATACTCATAGAGCAAAGTCTGAAGCGCAAGCCGAACAAGAAGTCAAAGCCTATGTTGCCGCTGCTACTGAGTTGGCTGCTAAGTATCCTGAGTTAGCCGAAGACGGCTTGCCAGCTACTAAGGTTATGGCTTTATCCGATGTGTACCGCCAAGAAGGAATGAGCGCCGCTGACGCATTGCGCAAAGCTGTCGCTGACTTGTATCCTGAACCTAGTGCAGAAGTACCTGCTCCCGAAGCCCCTATGGAACCAGCACCGGAAGCCCCGGCTGAACCTGAAATGGCTGCGGAAGAACCGGCTGCTCCTGCCGAGGAAGAAGGCATGATTCCTGATATGACGGAACGCAAAGCTGCAAAACGTAGTATTCCGGCAATGCCTAGTGCATCCGCCAGAAATGAACCGGCTCCGCCTCCTAAAGCGCCCACTCGATCAGATGCTATCCAGCAAATGAAAGAAAAGCGCGGACAGGCGTAACGAAAAGCAGTAACAAACCATCGTTGAGAAACGATATTAACCCATTAGAAGGTGAAAATATATGAGTGGTCAAATCTGGTCTGTCGCTGATGAAGGCGGCTATTTGTGGGCACCTAATCTGTCCGAATACCTACGCTTGCAAAACTTGCCGGTAGTTAAATTCAGACAGTTATGTGATGTGAAAGAAAACGACGCCGATGGTAAACCATTGGTAGGCAAAGGCCGTGGCGACAAGTGGTACTGGAACGTATTCACCAAGTTGACCACCAAAGGCCGCGCCATCGACGAAACTGAAAGAATGCCTTCAGGCTCTTTCAAAGTTACTCAATACTCTGGCACTATGACCGAGTACGGTAACTCTGTTGACTATACCGGTAAGCTGGATGACTTGTCTGAGCAACCAATCAAAGAAATTATTCGCAAAGTTCTGAAATTGGACGTTGCTGAAACCTTTGACGTAGCGGCTCACGCCCAGTTTGACCAAACCCCATTGTGGGTAGCCCCGGACTCTGGTACTAGCACTTCGCTGATTACAACCGGTACTGACGGGGTTCCGACTGTTGCCAACAACGTTGCTTTCGGTAAGGGTCACGTAGAGCCAATCTCTACCTTTATGAAAGAACGTAATATCCCTGCTTACGAAAGCGGTGATTACTTGGCTATCGGTCGCCCTGCTACATTCATCACTTTGAAATCTGATTTGGAAGGTATCCAAACCTACACCGAAACGGGTCTGGTTCAGATTAAAAACGGTGAAATTGGCCGTTACCGTGGTGTTCGCTTTATTGAGCAAACTCACATCCCGGCTGGGGGTGCTTACGACTCTACTACCTATAACCCATCTACCGGCACAGCCGACGCATGGAACAACGGTAAGTCGGATTGGATTTATTTCATGGGCGCTGACACTGTTGCAGAAGGCGTTGCGGTTCCGGAAGAAATTCGCGGTAAGATTCCAGATGATTATGGTCGCGGTCGCGGTATTGCTTGGTATGCGCTGGAAGGTTTCGGCCTGAGTCATCCAGACGCAACAAACGCGCGGATTGTCAAATGGGACAGCTCGATTTAATGCGTAAATGCTACCTGCGTAGAGATACGCAGGTAAGCCCCCCGATTACAAAGAGGACAATAAAATGGCTTATACCAATCCAAAAACCGTAACTTATACTCGCTCCACTGCGGTAACTACTACCACATGGGCGGTCCAACCACCTCCAGGTTGTACTCAAGTCAGAGTAAAAGACATCAACGCGTCTGTTACTACTACCTACAATGCTGTTACTACTTCCGCAAAAGTGGGCGTAGGCGTAGCAGGTAACGTAAACGCCGCTGGTGTTCTGGACTTAGGCACGACTGCCGCAGGTAGTGCTGTTGGTTTCAGTTCGCAGTACAAAAAAGGTACTAACCCTACCTATGGCTCTCTGGACTTGACCGGAACTTCAAACACCATTTCTGGAACTCCTGTTGTACCAGAAGTATTGGGTCCAGTTCTGATTACTTTCACAGCGAATACTGGCGGCACTCCTGCTGGTGCGGCCGTGGTTGACGTAACCTTAGACTGGTACTAAGATACAAATTCGAGCCGGGAAACCGGCTCATCACAATCTATTTAGGAGATTGAAATGGCTGACTTTAACCAAAATGGCAGCAACTCTGCTCAAGACACCCGTAGCTTCGGCGGCGGTTCTGGTCTGAAAGCGGGCGTTGAATCCGGCTTATCAAGTGTTGAATCTTTGAAAAGAGGTTCTACCGAAGCCCAACAACAAACTTCCGGCGTGAACTTCCGCAAAGAATTGAACCATGATTCTGCGGGTTCAAAAAACGGTAAAGACTTCACCTTTAGGGGTTAAGTCATGGGTATCCTGGTAGCTACATTTTCAGGAACCTGCGATATGGATGCTGCCCAGGAGCCTTCTGGAAACCCGTTGCAAGACGGGTTTATCCATGAGGGTTGTGCTTCCGACCGAGTTGGAGACAACCTGTGGTACGACTCATCCGAAGGTACAGGATACGGTAATGGATCGCGCTATGCGTGTGAAGAAACGCCGTTTATGACTCGCGTAAAGTCAAAACATCGATAAGAGGCAATCATGTCCGAAATTACTTTAGACCGTAGCAGATCGTTTGCCACTATTTACGGCGGCGTACCTGAAGACGGCGCTATGTACGTGCAAGACGGAAACCGGTATAAACCAGACGGTAGTTTGGTCGGTGAGCCCGCGAAGGTAGAAGAACCTACTCCAGTTGACGATTCCGTTGTAAAAGCACCCAAAGCTAAAAAAGTCAAAGCGGCTGTAGAACCTACAGACGAAAACCACGACTTGTTGTAAAATGTTCACCTGAACACCGGCCTAGTGTCGGGCCATTAACGAACTCACCGAGGGCTTGATAGTGTTGACACTAGCCGATATTCGCCGCCGAGCGAGGTCACGATTAGATGACCTGAACGCTCCGTATCTTTGGTCAGATGTCGAACTAAATGACGCGATCAACGACACTTTACGAGATGCCTCAATTCGAGCTAATCTTGTAGTCCAAGACGATATTCCTATCGCATTTACCCAAAAAGCCGACCTGACATGGAATAATAAATACTCCCTGCCGAGCGGTATCCTTGACGTTAAATCCGTTTACCTAGCGTCCAACCCCAATTACACGCTGACCCGTACCAGTATGCGCCGCAGAGAGCAATTGATGGGTGGCAGGGTACAGTACGCTGGAAAACCTTACGCTTACGCGGTGGATAAAACGCAAGCCGGCACCGGCGATGATGAAGGCATATTTGTCAGAACGTTGACCTTTATAGGGACGCCAAAAGAAGCTGACACCGCCTACATGGACGTTTCCAGATTACCTGTATTGCTGGAAGCCGATGGCGACGTGCCGGAAATCGACGAGATATGGCATCCGGATTTAGTGTTTGGCGTAACGGGGTTGGCGTATCTAAAGCGCGACGCCGATACGTTTGACCAGAAGAAATCAGATAGGGATATGGCGATATTTGAAGAGCGCTTCGGCCCGCGATTACCCGCCGCAGTATTGAGGGAACGACAAGCTGAAGTACCGTATGAAATGATCGTAATGTAACTGGAGAGAAGCATGGCTGATATATTTGAACAATGCTCGACAGTGCACTGCGCACAGGCTCGTACATGCGCCAAGAAATTAGAACCGAATTCGCTGAACATTAGAGTCCAAAAATGGTATCCCGATACTATTCACGGGCGTTTTCATTGCGTTGGGTATCAAAAAGTATACGGGCCGCGCAAATGAGTTTAGTTCACGACACCAATGAGATTTTAGATAGTTTAAAGCGACTGCAAACTAAGGCTTCCGAACAGCAGATGGTTTACCACCACTTGATTAACGGCATGGTAGCTATGCACCAACAGTCTCGACTCGCTCAAAATTATGAAATATCAGATGCGATCAGAAGCCAGTTAAATGCGGTAGGCGTCAAAATTATCCAAGGCACCGCCCAGTTCGGCAGCTACGAAAATATACCAGAGCATTTACGCAATGATACGGTTAATGACAGATATGAAATAGACCCGAAATTGATGAAAGCCTTTATTAAAAAGGTAACAAAAAGTGATAATTGATAAATTCTTAGGCATCTACAACACTGTAAACGAGCGGGATATTCCTGATGGCGCGTTGCAGGACGCGGTAGATGTTGATATTACCAATGCAGGCGGATTAGTCGCGCGTCCAGGCTACCAATTGGCACTCTCCGTACCGGTTACGACGGCGTACACCACGCTAGACGATGTAACCTACCTAGTGTCCGAAGGTAGCTTAAAGCGAGTGAACCCCGACTTGAGTTTAGAAACCCTCGGAAATACGACAGCGACCGAATTCACCGATTACCAACGCTACCTGTTTACAAACGATGGTAAGAGTATTTTTGAGGATAATATTACCGATCTTGTTGTACCTACTCCGCGAGAACCGGAAATCGTTGTTACGGGCGGAACAAGACCGGCTGGTCTGTACAATATTGTCACGACCTTCATAAACGGATCAGGATTAGAGGGCGGCACTTCGCCGATTGTTGCCGTAGAACTTGATGCTCCGGGCGAAATCTTGATTACGCCAGAGTACAAAGCAGGCTATCAAAACGCGGTGTACATCACCGAGGTCGGCGGCGAAGTGTTTTATGACATTTTGACCGGACGGCCCATATTTCCAGCACTGATTAACGCGAATCCGTTTCCGGAACGCGCTGAAAAAATTGAATATTTCAACTCTCGTTTGTACGTTTCAGAACGTATGGATGCCCATACGGTTGTCTGGTTTAGCAAAGTTAATCAGTTTCATTTATACGGCGTAGATAATGGCTATTTTGTGATTCCAGGTAGAGTGCTGGATATGAGGGCAACAAAAGAAGCCCTGATTATTGGTACGGACAAGGCTGTGTACGCCTACGTAGACGGCAATTTGGACGAACTGGCTAAATACGGCGTAGTCGCAGGACGACCTATCGTTAAGTTACCGGACGGCTCTGTGCGAATCCATACTGTTCGGGGCGTATGTAGCGCGCTGCCGTTTACCCCCTTGACTGAAGATACAGTTTCACTGTACATGGGTAGTGTGGTTTCAACCCATATCATGTATCATAACGGCATTAGAAAATACGTGGCTTTGCACGATGCAGGAGAGCCTGCATTCAACCGAGCCTAAGTTT